ATGATGGCTATCGCCAGAGCTGAGAATAGAAACTGCGACCCACTAAATCACAACCTAACTAATACCGAGAATCACAGAGTGTGCATCGGAAGTTACGGTGTGTTACAGGTTGGTTGTGTACATTTTCGCTCTGACGAAAACAGAAACGATACGGCAACTGTTGTAAAAGTTGCATATCGAGTTTGGCAAAGTCAAGGATATACAGCTTGGACTAACTACCGAAACGGTGCGTATAAGGAGTTTTTGCGATGAATAGTAAAACAACAAGCCTGTTAGATAGTTTTGAGTTGAAATATGAACGGCTAAAAAGCGAGGATTATCTAGCAAGGCGGGCTAGCAACTGGCGCGCTCCTATGAAGCGGCGCAAGCAAAGAAAGGAGAGAGTGCGTGTACATAAGAGCAACACATAAGAAGTTCGACATAAACGACATACGGTCCACCGCGTCTTGTCCTGAATGCCAGTCAAAACACCTTATGCTTTCCCGGGGGAGGCTATCCTGCCGTAATTGCGGCGTAGAGATTGGCAGAATCGGAAAAACCAACAAGTACGGTGCTAAGCGTACTGAAATGAACGGTAAGATATACGATTCAAAGTTTGAAGCGCAAGTGGCCGCAGACCTAGAGGTTGAGAAAAAACTTGGCCAGATAAAGGACTACGACACGCAATATCGAATTGAAGGCTGGGTGTACGACGAAAACGGCAATAAAGCATTCCCCTACCGGCATAAAGTAGACTTCAGGATCCATAACTTAGATGGCTCATTTACTCTACGAGAAGCTAAGGGAGTGGAAACCGACGACTACAAGTGGCGGCGGAAGATACTAGAGAATGTTTGGTTGCCTGCTCATCCTGACTATACGTACGAGGTAGTATTCCAAAAACGCAACAAACGAAGATACAAGAAAGGAGGCGCATGATACCACCACACAGAGAAAGAGCAGCACTTGCTTTAGAAAATCTGTATGACGTCATGGGTTCTACGATAAACATCCTCATGATCAACAGAGATGACATTCCAGATGTCGACCAATGGATAGATGACTTGGAAGCGGACATGGAAGTTATCGCAGAGTGGACCGACATTCTTCGCGACAATAACAACTAATAATCTGGTGCCCGATTTTACGCTGGTTTTCCTGTTTAACAGCGCAGATGGGTTAAATGGCTAGTTCCATTCTCTAAACTAAAATCTAGCAGCAGCCAGAGTCCACCCTAGGAGGTAGAATGAAGCTAATCGTGATGGTTGATTGTACAGAATTTACACCCTTAGGAGCTATAGACGCAATCAATAGAGACGAGGATATTATGACGGAAGTCTGGAAAGGTATCCAAAAACAGTTAGAAGAAAAGGGTTATAAGATAATCACTCTTTCGGTAGAGGAGTATAAGGAGAAGTAAGTTATGAAAAAACCAGTAGCTGAAGTGAATATCAAAATATTTAAAAAGGGCAGGAAATACTGTGGTGAAACCAAAATTGGTATGAATTCTGATGATCCAGAATTAGTTTTAGCTATTTTAAAAGCTCTTGATGACATATCAGCTAGATTTGCTAAAGACAGCGCAAAGGAACTAGCGAAAGATATTTTGAGAAATATTTTAGAAGACGAAGACCTAGAGGAGCTTTTTAAGGAAGATGAAACGATATAAGCTGCGTAAAGATACGCCAACCATCAAGGCTGGCACAATTTTTGAAGAAGTAGTTAGTGATTTTGATGGAGCGAAAGAGCTAGCGCGAATTACACCAGTCGGAGCCAAAACTAATCCACAGTGGACGATTCGAGATATTGATAATTTTGATGAGTGGTTTGAGGAAGTCGAAGAGCCGACAGACAGTATTCACTGGAATCCTATGATTGGCGAAAAATGTTTTATTCTTGAGAATGCCAATATAATACCAACACTTTTCACTGGAAAGCTACGTGATTACAATGCTTGGCGTACTGGCAAAGTATTTCGCACCGAAGAAGAGTGCGAAAAAGCCATCGACCGTGAACTAGCCGAGGTTAGACTACGCCGAACCTCAACGTTTAAGCCAGACTTTGAGAATGATAATGGTGGGTGGATTGTCTACTATAGTTACAAGACTAAAAGCCTTTTCACATATAGAACTAGCTCTAATAATGCTGGTGAGCCTGTACATTATAGAACTGAAGAAGAAGCTGAAAAATCCATCAAAGAAAACAGAGAAGACTGGCTAATTTATTTTGGAGTTGAGGAGGAAATATAATGTCAGCAAATAAATTCAAAGTCGGCGATAAAGTCAAAGTTCGCAAGGGGCTTGTCGTAGATAAGTCTTATGGCGGTGTGCGTTGCAACCACACTATGGCAAGAATGGGTGGCGAAGTGCTCACAATTAATCGCATAGCCGACAGCTATTACGATGTCGACGAGTATGGCTTTTGCTGGTCAGACGAAATGCTCGAGCCAGTAGAAAAGACACTAGACAACCTCTGCAGAGGCGACATGATTCGCGATAGTCATGGTGACACCAGAAAGATTTTAGCAGCATTGGATGGCTGTTATCTATTAAACTACGGAGGGAATGAAGATGCAACTGGTGACTGGTACACAGTGGCTGAATTGAAAAAACTAGACTACCAGGTATTTAACCCAAACAGCCCAAAAGCCACCATCGAAATAGACGGCAAAAAGTATGACAAGTCTGATGTCGAAAAGGCAATTAAAGACCTAGAGCCGATTGAATAACCATTGACCTACCATACGTCAATAAACTGGGTGAACATTAAATCAACCGGGTACAAATCGTATCCTGTAGAAACCAATTTCCCCACTTGGGAAAAATGGTTTAGAACATTAACATCTCAACCGTATAACTGGATAGACAATTGTAGCTTAACTGGTAAAGCCGCACTGCAGCACGTGTACGTACGCAAAGGTGGTTCAAGCCCACCCGATTGTCTATTCAACTGGACAGATGATATGCACTGGGGCTGCCACCTTTTGTAGTTCCGTTGAGGTGAAACGTTGCTCGGCTTTTCTAGCGAGCTATGCAACGTGTATCGTCTGTTCAACTGGCAACATAATCTGAGGAATAAAGCTGGGTTCCCGAACGGGAGTAAGTCTAAAAGACGAGAATTCCTTTGCTCCATGGTGGTGTTGCCAGCTGGCTATATAAGAAATATAAGAAATATTGGACTGCGAAAGTAATCGTAGCGGGTGTCGATAGCCTTTATGCTGCTAATTCCCTCACATTCGAGGAAATTAAAACTCAGCAAATCATCACCTTATATAGCCGATACTGGCAATAGTTGAAGCATCTGCCGTAACGAGACAGCTCTGCGTGCGAGGTTGTGTACCAAAGTGTTAGCTTGACCGTCAGGAATTAAAAGAAGCAACCTTAAAGTATCCACCGCTCTTGCCAGTACCAGTTATGCGGTTGAATACAAGAATAATAAGGAGAACTTATTCATGAAAGTAAATAACAACAGCAACGGTATAGGTTTTGTCGGTGCACTAACTATAGCATTTGTCGTACTTAAACTAATGAAGATTATTGATTGGTCGTGGTGGTGGGTATTATCACCATTGTGGATATCTACGCTTGTGATGATAGTCGTGATTGCTGTAGTTTTCTTGGTTATTTGGCTGAAGGAAACTAAAAGAGGATAAATTGTCGAACGCCAATAAACTACACGGTTTTGTGTAGATAAGGAGGATTATAATGGCATTGAAAAATTACACAACTAGCATATCTGTTGAAAAAACACTGAGCGAGATTCAAGGCAAGCTCGCCTATGTTGGCGCAAAGCGTATTATGACCGAGTATGACGATACAGGCAATGTTGTCGCTCTTAGCTTTCAATTGGAGCTCAATGGTCAACAATTGGCATTTAGCCTACCTACCGACTGGCGGCCAGTTGCTCAAGTGCTAGAGCGCCAGCGTGCTGTGCCAAAAAGTCGCCTTGAAGAGCAAGCACGTCGTACAGCCTGGCGCATTACTAAAGATTGGGTAGACGCTCAAGTGGCTATCATAGAAACGAAGATGGTAACGACGACGCAAGTATTTTTGCCATATACAGTCACTAGCTCAGGTAAGAGTTTATATCATAAATTTTTGGAAGATGGACATCTGATGATTGGAAGCGGTGATATCAACTAAACCACTAATTTTATGGACATAGAGAAAGGAGATGTCAACATGAATAGAAAACTGGGAGACGTTTATGTACCAAGAGCTGTTCCAGTTGGCACTAAAATATGGTTTGGTTCAGAAAGACATGGCTATACAGTTAGAGCGTCTAATACAGCATTTGCAATTTTGACCAAGCCCTTTAACGCTCAAAGAACAGTATTGTACACAATTATAGACTGGGAGCTTGGCATACGTGGTCCTAGTAATCTAATCTTTAATATTGGCGCAGAAACCGATGAGCAGTGTTTAGAGCTGTTGGACATGCTTGCTAGCGGCGAGATCGAAGTGAGCTCGCGGCGCTGTGTCAAATTAGACATTTCAAGAGGAAAAATAGATTTGCAATCATGGCGGAAAGGAAGACCAATGATTTACGAAGCAAAGGATGCACTATGAAATACACAACTCGTACCGATAAATCATGTTATTGCCACACATGCGATAAGGACTTTCACTACCTCGGCATCAATCGTCATGTAGCAATGCACCGAGATAAACGACAGCGCTGTAAAGTCACTTATACTTATGGCAACACTCGCACATATTCTTTTGATGAGCTGAAAAAGAGAGATAATCAACCAACAGTTAACGAAAATAACAGAGGTGAGAATGAAGTCTGATTACGGGATGCCGGATAAAGAAACGATATGGTTTGTAGCAGCTCTGGTGGTTATCGGAGTCGTATTTCTAATAACCGTAGCTGTCTATGCAGATGAAGCAGCCAGGCGAAGCATTGAAGTAACAAATACTGAAGCTCGCTGTAAATCTGCAGGTGGCGAGATGGGTTACTCAAAATGTTTTAAGGATGGAAAGGAAATATAGCGTGGAAACATTTGAACTATGTAAAAAACTATATGAGTTAAAGCCTGATTGGCAAACCTTTGGCAGTTACATCATTAAGTTTAAGGGAGATGAACCGCGTATAGAACGTGACAACATCCGACGAACTTGTCATGATTGGGCGCCAGAATATACATTAGAATATTTATTGGATAAGTTGCCGAATATTATTGACGGCTATTCTGGTTTTGGCACATTAGCACTATCTACTAGGCAAGGGCAATATAGGAATGGTTGGCTAGCACTCTATGAGGATGATGAAGGATACGCAGTAGACGATAATCTAGCTTGTGCCGCACAAGCCCCGCTAGACGCTGTATTAAAACTAGCCATAGTAATGGCAGAAAAGGGATTGATATAGAATATGATATTAAAGAATATATACGAGGAAGATTCTGTTCTGATAATCATAGGGATAATAATCCTAGCGTGTTTTATATTCTTCATCAATAAAATGGGAGAAAATAATCCCATATTATCTAGGGATGAAATTTGTCAAAAATATTTTGGTAAAGACTATGTCTGGAGTAGCGGGTATAAAAGTGCAGATTTTTGTGTAGACAGTTCAGGAATACCAAAATACCCTAAAACTTGGAGGGAGAGAAGATATACAAATGGGAAGTAATAAAAATTCAAGAGAACCAAAAGAAGTACCTAAGCTAGTATTTCCGTGGGCAGCCGAGGACGGCTATTTCAATGGTGATATGTTTGAAGACTGGCTCAATTCAGAGCTCGATCCTGACGATCCATACTTTAAGCTGCAGCGAATGATTAAAGCCAGAGAGACGGCTATTTATGGCCAGTTCGTAGATGAAGCTACCAGGATATTAAAAAAATCAGTGTTGGATAGAGGGAGTGTCTAATGATTTACGAAGTCAAAGTTCGAGTAGTGCAGGAGGGCACTGTCTTTGTCGAAGCTGAAACTCAAGAAGAAGCCAAAAAGGCTGCCACGAGTGATAGTGTTGTATCGAAGTCAGGTTTTGCAGACACTATAGAGTACTACGCTGATGAGATTTATAACGCTGATAGCACTGTTGACAGAGCGAATAATAAAATTGTCAAGGCGGAGGATGTGCTATGACAAACAATGGGTACTATCCTAAAAAGCTGATTTACGTTAGTAATGGTGGCTATAACACCAAAGCAATACTAGTATCTTCGCCAGACGAATACGCCGATGTAATGCTAGAAACCATAAGACTTGGTGACGGCGTCTTTGAAGACAGATACCGTCAAGTAGCCGCAGCTTGTGGAGCGGAGTTTATCAATATTAATAACATCGAAGTCATAGAGACCGATCAGCCGACAAGTAACGAGGGTGAAGATGACAAAAAGTAATAGCGAATCAGCCCAAACTGCTGTAATTGCTTTTCTGAGTCTATTAGTTTTTGCCCTACTGCTTGGGCTAAGCTCCAGTATAAGCAGCTACGATTTTGACAAGCAATCTAAGCTATCTGCTCGCGCTAAATTAGAATGTGTAGATCGGTATTGCGACCTATTGGATTTCTTAGTTCAGGAGGAGCGATTAAAGGCTGTTGCGTTAGAACTGTCGATTATTCTTGACGAAAACACGGATGATAAGCATCTTCGTAAAGCGTTGGAAGATAGTATGATACGCACCAGCGCCTCCCTCAAGATTTTATATGATAAGCGTAGCGCATTAGAGAGAGGGCGTAGGAATAATTAAAACGAGCAATATGTACCGCGCAAGGACAAGAGATGGTTTTGGAGGAAGGAAGAATAAATAATGCAAAGAGAAAGGATTATAGTAGGTTTTCGCCCATCAAGCAGACTATCATATTTTTGTATGAAAATTTATTTGGAAGGATAAACCATGAACCGAAATAACACAACTATAGTATGCGACAAGTGCGGAAGAACCTTAAGCTCTCGTGGCATGTACGGATTTGCTCATCAATGCAGAGGGCTGATAAGAGAAACAAACGAGCGCTTTAAGAAGGCTATTGCTTTTGCCGGCACCAATAAGGAGATTCGCGAAGCGCGTGAGGCGCATGATTATGCTAATACCATTTATAGCCCTATGTCCGCATTCTGTAGACTATCATCCCGCACTTACTATCCTCCCAGAGATTATCCTAGAATATTAAGCTAAAAAGAGACCGCGTAAAGCGGTCCTTTTAAAAAGATAATACGCCCAACGAGTGAGCGGATTAGAGCTTATCGCAACCAAAACCATAAGCAAGGTTGGCTGCTTATCTAACTGTCTTTGGTATAACAAAGGTAAGTACGTATGTCAACACTTTTTGTAAACTTTTTGAAATAATCTTTACAATGTTTATGTTTTCTAGTATATTATTAGTTATAAGTGGGTTCTAGCTATTATATTCTGCAGCGCGAGGATATTAATGGCAAAAAAAGTCTCTAAGGTCGAACCTAAATCTCCTAAAACACCCCTAAAGAAAGCGCCAAAGAAAAATGGACGCCCTTCAAAATATACCAACAAATTAGCGGACAAGATTTGTAAGATGATTGCTCAAGGGCAATCGGTCCGTTCTATTTGTTCAAAAAAGGATATGATCTCAATGCAGACGTTTTTTCGCTGGCTACGAGAAAATGATAAGTTTCGTGAGCAATACGCGCACGCGTGTGAGGAACGGTCGTATATGCATGCTGAAGAGATTATAGAGATTGCTGATGACGCTACCAATGATTATATGGAGCAGCATGATGAATCTGACGAACTAACAGGCTATAAACTGAACGGTGAAAATATACAGCGATCACGCCTGAGAATCGATACCCGTAAGTGGTTGATGTCTAAACTAAATCCAAAAGTTTACGGCGACAAACTGGACATGACAACAAATGGTAACGATATAGGAGTGACGCTAAGTGCAAGCCAAGCCGAGCAGCTGCTTAACGCCAGAGCAAACAGTCGGGATTCTTAGAGAAATTGCCGAGAACGGTTCATTTGCTGAGTACTGTATTGCTATTGATCCGAAATATCAGCTGGAATGGTTTCATGCTGAGATTGCAAAGGAGTTGGAGCGTGGCTATCGGCGGCTAATGGCAGGTGAAGATGTTCGTCTGATGATATTCATGCCTCCACGACATGGCAAAAGCGATACGGCCACGCAGAAGTTTCCATCATGGGTGTTGGGCAAGAGCCCAAATATTCCAATTGTCGTATCATCATATTCTGCTGAGCTAGCCACCGACTTTGGACAAAAAACTAGGGATATAATGCAGTCAGATACGTACAGTGCCATGTTCTCAACACGACTACGTGCAGACGCTCGTGCGAAAGGTCGCTGGATTACCAAGGAAGGCGGCGGATACACCGCAGTTGGTGTTGGCGGTGCATTGACCGGACGAGGCTTTAAGATTGGTATTATCGATGACCCATTCAAAAACCGAGAAGAAGCAGATAGCCCAGTAATCCGTGAAGCCCGCGACGGATGGTATAAATCTACCTTCTCAACACGCGAAGAAGGCAACTCGATGATTGTGTTTATCTTGACGCGTTGGCACGACGACGACCTGGCCGGCCGTGTACTCAAAGCGTCGCGAGAGGCAAAAGCTCGTGGTGAAGCATATGACGACTGGAAAATCATTGAATACAAGGCTATCGCCACTGAAGACGACGAACATCGCAAGTCAGGCGAAGCTCTATGGCCAGCAAAGTTTTCGCTTGAGAAACTGTTAAAAAAGCGTGCCGAAATGGGAAGCTATGAATTCTCAGCACTGTACCAGCAAAACCCAATCGATGAAGAGAACCGCAAATTCAAGCAGGCATGGTACAAATACCGCGAATTCAGCAAGGTGTTGCAACTTGATACCCGCAACGTCATGACTATCGACCCGCGCGGTAAAGATGATATTGATCAAGGCACCGACTACATCGGTATCACCCTCAACTTTATCGACCGCGAAGGCAAATGGAACGTGATATGTTACCGCACGAAGCTATCCGCAACCGACCTAATCGACCTGATGTTTACTAACTGGAAGCGGTATAACCTACACAAGATCGGTATTGAAGACAACCAGTTTACCCAAGCTCTGAAGTCTGTTTGGGAAGAGGAGATGGTACGTCGTGGTGTCTATATGGATGTCGAGCTACTAAAGCACGGTGGCCATAGTAAGGCGTTACGTATCGAAGCCCTAGTTCCACGATACGAGCGCGGCGGCATCTACCACATTAAGCATGGTGACACGAATTTCTGCAAAGACCTAGAAAGTGAACTCAGCATGTTTCCGAAAGCCACCAACGATGACGCAAGCGATTCATTAGCATATCAAGTACAGCTGGCGCAGCGCCCAGAGGACGACGTCGGCAGCGGCGAATCGTATAATCAATCGCTTGCGGACAGAGACGTAACAGCAACATGGAATTAAGGAGGGAATTATGAAAAAATTTGTACCAGAGTTTGGCAAAGTCAAAGAGAAAAAACAGCTTAACGAGAACACGACGGTTGAAGTTGAGAAAAACTATCAGAATAGTAGTGTCATCGGCACAAAATTGCATTACGAAGAACGTTTTCGCGTTGGGTCTATGGCGGAGGCGCGGGATAAGGTCGATGAATTAGCGATGCGGATTGAGAAAGACGAGGGACTAGTTAATCCGTCAATCCGCTATGACGGCCGAGCAAAAATGTTATACAAAGGCTCATTCGATGTTGTCTTTGAATATACGAGAATCAGAGCATAACAAGGGACATTTCCCCAATAAACATAATTGTGATATAATACGAGCGTAAACCACTGAAAACAACCAGAGTTTACTGCAAATAACAGTAATCTTTGGAGTAATCAGTGGCTTTTTCTTTTCTAACAGAGAAAAACATCTTTGACCTATACGGTACTGCTAAAGAGCAGACCGAACTGCTGACCGAGCCGTTTCAGGAGTTTTCTCGCATTGCCCGAAATAAGCCGCACCCGAAAATCCCGAAGGCATTTCCGAAGACTACCGACGGCACAGCATCTTCAATCATTATTAAATCGCCGCGACGCACGATTCAGCAGTTACCAACCGGCGTCGTTAGTACTGTCGATGAGAACAGTCCATGGCCGATCATCGCCGAGTTTGCCTACCTGGAGAAAATCCTGCCTAATGCCAATACTGAATATGACTTGATTCACAAAAGCTGGATGACAGTGGAGGGCGGCGAGACGTTTGGTGCGCAGGGTGTGTACACGCCAATGCTATATAACGACGATGAGCTACTGCCAGACTATCTAGTCGTATCGTGGCGGGACATCTTCCTCCAGCCGGGTAAGAAATCTGCTAGCGATTGCAGCTATGTATTCATGCGTTCATGGTGGCAAGAGGCTGACGTCGAGCAGCTTATTGACGCTGAAAAAGAACGCCGCCGCAAAGCTAAGGAAGAGAATGCAGAATATGAGCCGTCGTGGGACTTGAAGGCTTTGGAGGAAATCAAGGATGCCATCATCAGCAAAGATGACAAAGCACAGAATGAAGCCGAACAGGAGCGGTCGCTTGACCCATCAGGCATTGAAATCGTCACTGGTTTTCAAGTTGGTGTCGGTGTAACGTTCTACACCTTCAATCCTGCTACTGAAAAGATTGTGCGACGCAAGCAAAACAAAGACCCGCGCGGTAAGATACCTATCTCTTGGTATTTTTATGACGCTGATGGTGCAAACCCGCTTGGACGCAGCGTACTGGAACTTATTGGTCCTCTGCAGAACCTGATTGACGGTGATATGCAGGCATATCAGTACAACCGCGCCGCAGCATTGCAGCCAACCGTTAATGTGTTTGGCAACGTCAATGAACGGCGGCTCAACTTTGGCGCTAATGCTGTCAATAAGATTCAAGATCAGAACGCGCGCATCGAGGTGATGAATGTCGATACAACTGCCTTGCGTGAATACCCGAACCTGTACGGTTTGCAGAAGTCACAGATGCTGAACCTGGTCAACAGCCCAGATACCTCAATCAGCGCAGAAGTTGGCAACCCTGGCTTTGGTAAGACACCGCAAGCACTCAAGACTCAACAGGCACAGCTATCGATTGATGATAACGCCCTCCGCAAAGGCTTTGAAGCATTCTTTGAGGAGTGGAGCGAGACGGCTATCAACCTGTATTTTGCTGAGCGTAACGGTATCGAGCAGATGCAGCTGGATGATGAAACGGCCGAGAAATTGCGAACACTGGAGCGCGACGGTCATGAGCTGGACGGCGTAGTGCTTGACGATAAAAACATGGCGACTATCGATTTTTCTAAGGCGCAGAGGGTACTCAAGTTTAAGATTGACGCCTCAACCACCAAGGTTAATAGCGAAGCAGCACAGCTTGACGCGCTGAAAACCTTGATCCAGACACTGGATTCCAGCCAATCACTCAATCAAGTCGTGCCAATCAAAAAGAAGCTGGCAGCGTGGAATGCAATCGTCGCCAACTCTGGCATTGACGGGCTGGACGAATTGAAGGTTACCGAAGAAGAGATGGAAGAAATGCAGCAGATGCAATCACAGGGGGTACAGCCGATGGAGCAGACCGAGGGCGAAACGCCAGAAGCTGAGATAGAACAGCCTACTGAGACAGTAACAGGCGAGACCGCGCCGGTAGAAATGTCAACTGAGCCACAGGAAGCCGCTGAACAGAGCCTAATCGATGAATTGCGTCAAATTGGTACGCCAGAGAATCTAATCGCCGAAGTACCGAGCATGGTTGAAAAAGGCTTTACAGAGGAGGAGATAATCGCCTCCATTATAGGCGTTATCCAGAAAGAGGAGGATGAATAATGGAAGACAATCTATACCCACGCAGCACTGAGTACTTTGTGCCGAATGCCGACATGGACGAGCAGCGCGAAAAAGCCAAGGAAGAGGAAAATGCTGCTGTAGCTAAGGAGTTGAATAAGTTGCAGCAAATTGTAGACCGATGGAACGAGCGGATTGATTATTACAAATCACTTGATGCTATCCCGAATGAAGCTGTTACCGACAAGCAGTTATCGACTTACATGCTGGCCCATAAGGAAGTTGTACGGATTTTACGACAAGAAAGGAGCGAATTGGAAAACATTATCAAATCTGTTTAGGGAGGTACGCTGCTTTGGTTGGCTAAATCCTCGCTAGTAGCTGACCAAAGGAGCGCATCTCACGCAGCCCAGGTTCGTCACCTGTAATCGACGTCAAAACAATGTAACGAGAAGGAGGGTGCTATGCCGCAAGCAGAAGCGGAAAGCCAAGAAGTCGTAAATACCGAGGTAGAGCAGGAGTCTACCCAAGCTGAGTCGACGGCAGCTGAAACACAAAACTCTGAGGCTTCGAGCGAGCCAGACACCAAAGCAGTTATCTCAGATAGCGGTGAGGTGGTACGTGTCAAAGTTGATAAATCCAAAGAGGACGAATCCGAGGACAAGTCAGACGATGACCCGAAGCCGAAACGGGGCAAGGAAGCCCGCCAAGAGCAACTAGAACGCGATTTAGACGAAGAAAATCGAGCTATCCGCGAATTAGTTGCCAGGCGGAATGAAGCAAGAGCTTACCGCCAGCAGTTGGAACAAGAGCAGGCACAGCAGTATCAGGAGACACCGCCTGAGACGCAAGGCCAGTCGCTACCAACGTTAGAGCAGATTATGCAGACGGAGAATCCAGAAACTGGAGATTTCTTCACTGAATTTGAAGCTAAGGCGGTGTTGCAAAACTTACAATTGCAACAGCAAATAACAGTTATGCAGGAAGCTCAAGAGCAAGCGGCTTACGAAGCCCAAGTCAGTGCATCAATTAGTGGCATGTCGTCAGATGCTGAGCGGGCACTCAAGGATTTTCCAGAGTTTGATCCAGAATCTGATGAATATGATCCAGAACTTGACGCTAATGTAGATGAATTCCTACAGGGAATGCTCATTTATGACAACGCTGGCAATATTGTTGGTTCGCGAGAGAGTATATATCAACTATATCAGTCATTTCATAAGGCGAGAGGCAAGGGCGTTAAACGAACGGTGATAAACGATGCAGGTGATTTCCGCGGTAGCGGTGCCCGAGTCGAGAAACCATTCGAGAAGATGTCCACTAAAGAGATGGAAGCTTATCTTCGCCGAAAGGGACATGACGTTTAAGAAAGGCTATAAAGATGGCAACAAACACGACCGCAACACTTTCAGCCGAGATGATCCAGTACCTGGAAAAAACATTCTTGGAGCGTAGTGAAGCGCGTACGATTCATGCTGAAGGTGCAAAAAAGAAAACCTTGGAGAAGAACAGCGGTACAACCGTTACCTTCACCAAACGTTCACCATTCGCCCCAGCGACTACACCGCTCGTGGAAGGTGAAAATCCGCAAGATGACGAGATTAAGAGTAACAAAGTTACTGCAACCCTAAAGGGTTACGGTAAGTGGACAAAAGTCTCGAGCATGCTGTACAACACATCGATTGATCGTGAAATGAAAGAAACGATTGAGATGATGGGACAAAATGCAGGTGAGACAATCGACGCATTGGTTCGCAACGTACTACACCAAGGTGCAACTGTTCAGTTTGCAAACAAGAAAAGTGCGTTAACTGGTATCACTGATGACGACATCTTGACTGTCGCAGAAGTTCGCAAGGCAGTCCGCACGTTGAAGAAAAACAACGCGATGGTCTACCCTGACGGCTATTTCTTGGGTAAGGTCGGTCCAGATACTGCCTACAACATCACCGGCGATACTGCATGGGTTGATGCTCAGAAGTATACTGGCCGCCCAGAACTGTACAAGGGCGAGTTGGGACGCTTGCATAAGGTTCGCTTTATCGAGGCATCGAGCAATCAGATGGAGGAGAGCAGCACTAAGACTGTTTACTCAAACTTCATCCACGGTCAAGAGGCATTCGGCGTAGTGGATTTGGCAGGTAGCGGCTTGAAGAAGATTATCATCAAGATCAGCGACAAGGGCGATACCTCTAACCCGCTCAACCAGTTCATGACGGTTGGCTGGAAGGCTGAAGCGTTTGCAGCAGCAGTGCTTGATCCAAAGTGGATCATCAACGTTAAGACGGGTGCTAAGGACTAGCAACCATTAATCGGGGCGGTGTGAGCCGCCCTGCCAAAGAAAGGAAATAACATGGCAGAAAAAACACAGCCAAAGCCAGAGCCAGCTAAAGCAGAAGCTGCAGACAGCATGGAGGCGCAAATCGCTGCGGCAAAGAAAGAAGCTGAAGCTAGCGCCGCTGACATCATCGCGCAGGCTAAAGCGGAAGCTGAGAAAATTATCGCTGACGCTAAGGAAGCTAGCTCAGACGACGAGGTCGTTAGCCGTAGTGTCTCTAAAAAGGATATTGTCGACGCTTACGACCATGGCATGAGCCATATGGAAATTGCTCGGAAATTCTATGGTAACGTCAACGACGACAGTATGCAAAAGGTTATTAGAGTAATTAGCGCAGAGTTTGAACCGCTGGACGACATTGACCCAGAGGTTGAAGTCACCGAAGCTTGGAGTTAAGCAAATGGACGGAACAAGAGAGGGGGAATTAAAGCGACTGAGCGAGGTATTTAATGACCCTCTCAAGTCCCGTCATGAGCGCAGACTAGCCCATGACACATTCAACAAGATATTACGCCAAGTAAAAGACAAAAAACTCACTGAATTACGTCGTAGGTTAATCCGAGCTCACAATGCCGAGGATGTAGATGCCGCTGAAAAAATAACCGATGAAATATATGATTACTCGCGACGGATGGGGTATAAGTAGAAAAACTCCACGATGATGAAAACCATTTTTCCCACGTGAGGAAAATAGTTTTTTTGTTTGGCTTATGCTATAATAATCTTACAATTAAGCACGAAGTGTGACTCCAAAAAACGAGAGCGCGTTGTCATCCAAAAAGAGGGAAGCGTGCGTCGCAGCGTTGTATAAGCAGTTATCCGAGGTGATCGCCAAAGAAACGCGAAACCGCCCAAGCCAGTACAGAGCAAAGGAATAGGCCCCCTGAGTGACTAGACAGCAGACGACAACTCTTATCCAATTTAATAGCATATTTATAATTTGGAGTGTTATTGAGAGATTTGGTATTTGTGGTGTATACTAAAAATACTTTAGTAATAAACGGGAGTCTTTACTAAGATGGGAACAAAACCACAAGTCGTTAAAGGCGCTATTGGCGCCACTATTGGTATTATTGCACTAGCCGGCATAGCTGGAGCAATGGGCAATACTAACAATCAGCAGCAGCAACAACATGCGACACCAGTCATACAGCCTGTAACATACTCAGACTGTAGAACGGAGGAAATACCGTTTGAAACGCGGTACGAGGGAAGCGTGGGCCAATACGGCTATACTGAATCAGTCAAGCAACAGGGTGCTGTTGGCAGCAAAAAGATTTGCAAACCAAATAAACCAGGCTATCAGGATAAGGTAGAGGTAGTCACACAACCAACACCTCATATTGTTGTTCGCACACCAAAGCCAGCGCCGCAACCAGTACAGCAGCAATCACACTATCGTGTCGGAGCAATCTGTCGTGATGGTTGGCAATCAAGTGCTACTGGTCGAGGCGCATGCTCACATCATGGCGGAGTAAGCGAGTGGCTGTACGAGTGAGAATATGAAAGATAAGCTTGTCGACTTTGTTGTTGGTATATTGGTAGTAGGAATGGTAATACTCGGAATGTATGTGTATAACCGCTACTTTGATAACCCTAGCAGCACAAAGTCAAACCACACTCACAGCAAGGGTAGCAATGCTTCAGGTATCACCAACCCAAGCAGTAGATATTACGATCCTATCGATGAAGACAATCATGATGATGAGGACGACGTGTACTATGAAAACTGTTCTGAAGCACGTGAGGATGGTGCAGAGTCAATACGGGAAGGCGAGCCTGGTTATCGGGAAGAGCTTGACCGAGACGGTGACGGTATAGCATGTGAGCCATGGCACGGTAGATAAACAACTACCGTGCTACGCAAAAATGCTGCACCACAATCTTACCGTCGCCGACACCAATACCGGTATAGGTATACTTCGGGTCGAGCATGGCGGCTTTGTGAGATGGTGAATTAAGCCAGCTGTTCATTGACTGCTTTGTGTTGGTCACATTGTCATCCCATGTCAAATTCTCGCTAGCGCTTACGCAAACAGCAGATTGAAGTTGTCTCATCTCTTCTGTGAGCGGTTGGTTAGTGTCCGGCATAAGGTGCCCGCGGTAATTTCTGGCAATCATGTCGTCAGCTTTCATCTGAGCAGTCCTTGAAATATTAGGATGTAGCTTTAACGGTGCGACACCAGCCTTGGCGCGTTCCGCATTGACAGCGGCTAAAACAGACTGTTCGGTTGGCGGAATAACCTTTGGCGGAAGGGACGCATCAGATTCCTCGGCATCGACTGACGATACTTGCTTATGAGGAGTAATAAAGCTCTTAACAGCAAAACAAACCCCTATTACAGAGATAACTAAGGCTATAGTAACTATAGTGGAGACTATCATATTGATAGTTTTCTTCATGTTTAGATTATAGCAAAAAATACCAGATTTGTCAATAACGCTCCAGATTAAGAAAAGGAGCTTTTTTTATGGCATGGATGTGGAATTCACCTCGACCAGGCGCTCAAAATCAAAACTTAGCAAAAGACTGGGTAGACAGTGTGTTTGCCGGCGTTACCGGACAAACCCCTACATGGAAACTGCAAGAAACTATCGACAGAAACAACGCGGAATCAGCTAGAACGCGAGCAAAGCTGAAAGAGTTGCAAGAGCAGAAGAGTAACAAGGCTGCCGCTAATCAAGATTTGAACCTCGGCTACTACGGTGGCGGCTGGCGCAGTGGATACAGCGGCGGTAACCGTGCTAGCGCTGCCCAATTAGCAGAATACGACCAAGGCATCGGTCAGCTAGAGCATGGTTTAGGCCGGGTAGACAACCAGCTGGGCGTGCGTCTGGGTAACATCAATAATCAGTACAATACCAAGAAAAATGAACTCCGTAGCTCATGGAACCGTGCAGAGGGCCAGTTCAACGATCAAACTCGCCAAAACCAGCAGCAACGCCGCACAAACATCAATAACATCAACGACCGAGCGTCAGTTGGATTGCGCGGTTTGCTTCGCTCGCTTGGCAGCATGGGTGCTGTCGGCTCGGACATGCAACTAGCGGGACGCGCGGTTCAGAGTCAAGCCAACCAGCAACGTGCCGGCGCAGGGCAAACATACGCTCAGAACCAAAAACAAATTGATACCACATGGGGTCAGTTTAAGAACGACTATGCGGACGAAGACAAGAAGCTGAATGACTGGAAAGCTAACGAAGACAATGCCGCCCGCCAACAATCTCAAACTACCCGCCAAAACCTGCTGACACAGTTAGCTCAGTTAAGAAGTCAGAAAGCTACTGCTCAAGGTGCCAATGGGGCAAATGCCGCTCGTGCCGATCTGAACCGTGCAAACGCCCTATCGAACGAAATCGACAACCTCGGCCGCCAGCAGAGTACTTACAACGGTAATAAGGTCCAGTACAACGCTAAAGACCTGGATTCCTACAAAGTCGGTGGTGATACGTCAGTCGGCATATCTAACCCGACAACGCCAGGTAGCGACCCAACGGTCAATATATATGACACGCGCCTCAAGCAAGAGGAAGAGCGCAAGCGCCAAAACCAATACCTGTAAGCAACTAGGAGGGGATTTATAGTATGGACTTTTTTCAGAGATTAGGTAACTTCTTTACTGGTAAAGGCTGGATTAATGATGACGAGAAACGTCGCAAAGAGCAGCAACCTCAGCCTGTACAACAGCAGCCAGTACAACAGTCAACTGTGCAGCAGCCAGCATGGATTCGTCAGAATGCACAGACGCCTACTATATCACAGCCCTCGACACCGAAAGTCAATCTTAATCCCCTCCAACAGGCTAATCAAGCTACTCAGCAATTAAATCTGAATAGTCAAAACAATCAGCTAAAACCACAGGTGACAGCAAATGATGCACCAAAAGTGCTTACTCCGCAAGGACAGCAAGATTGGGCTAACCAGCAGAATAAGCAGATACAAGCACATAACATGGCCGTACAGCCGCCGAAGCCGCAGCCAGTCCAACAACCAGTACAGCAGCCTCAACAGGCGCAGAAACCTCAGTTTGTCTATCAGAATCAAAATAGAAACCAAACACTGAACGATATAGCTAACCAAAACAAAGTGCCAACCCTAGCTCAACAAGTACAAAGGACAACACCGCTGCTTCAGCAGAAAGTAGAGAGAATTAATGCACCGATAAGCCTGAAAGAGAATGAAAAGGCAAACTTTTTTGATTATCTAAACCCATTCGGGCGACATGGACTATTCGGTCCAAAAAATCAACAAGATTTTCAAAGAGCGGTAAAGCCTGTTAATGACGTACTCAGCGGTTATGAGAAGTGGGTAGACTCTAGCGATAATAAAGAGGGACTCCAGTGGAACGACCCCATGGACTACGCTCGCTTTGTTGCCAAGCTACCGTCTGGTATGGCTAGCGGGTTAATAAACGCACCGTCAAAGATTGGCGCAGCAATGGGCGGGTACCGCGTTAAGGACGATGGAAATGTAGAGAAATTAAGCGACGAACAGAGAACAGCGACGCTGCTGGATGGGACTATTGATGTCGGCGGATTAGCGTTCGGCGGTAGCGGCACTCTATTGAAATCACTTGGCAAGCAGTCCGCAAAACAGGCGGCCGACCGAACTGCAAAACAGGCAATATTGAATACGGTTAAAGAAATTGCTAAAGATGGTGCTAAAGAAGGACTTGAGGAGTCTACTCAGACGTTTTTGGGCGATGTAGCTGATAATGGCAGATTAGACGCCGGAATAAAAGACTATGGACAATCATTCGCGCTGGGAGCTCTTGGCGGTGGTGTAATGTCCGGAGCGGGCAAGGGTGTCCAAGCAGGCAAGAGTGCTTTGAACAACGCAATAGACAGAGCTGTTCGAAACATCAATAGCGTACAGGCCAATGCAGATATTCCTAGTACAGCAACGAATGGTGGCGCTAACACCGTAACCGCCCGCCAAAATGATGCAGGACGACTAGAGCAAGAAAACTCAGTGCGGCGACCAGTACAGCAACAGCCGCAGATTCAAACTCAAACCGTAGCAAGTGCAGAGACAAACCCTGTAAACAGCCGGCAAGCAGGATATTCATCATTCTTTAGGCGCCCAGTAGAGAACACTTCAATCCGCCAAGCGGCAGAAGTTAATATCGCTAACAACCAGAATAACCAAGCTCACCCTATTCAATCGGTAGACACTAACCAGGCAATCCAAACCACCATGCCAAACGCCTCACCAGCGCTCAAGCAAGCGGTTAGTCAAAACATCTCTGATATCCAACGGGGCGACACAAACGCCATAGCCGCCCGCCAACAAACTACTGGCAGGCTAGAAAACTACCTTGTTGAACAGGCTACCCAAGGCGTGCAGAACCGAGCAATGCAGGATGTGAGGTATAAAATGGTGCCTAATGGAACAAACCTATATCATGGTTCACCGCATACATTTGATAAATTCTCCACTAATAATATTGGTTCTGGCGAGGGAAACCAATCCTTTGGCTGGGGGCTATACTTCACTGATAACAAGGGGATTGGCGAGCATTATGCAGATATCGGCAACACTAATAATCGTGCACGAATAAAAAACAATCTAAGCTCTGGGGAATTTAGAGATAGTTTATATGTGAATAAAGACAATATGTCCAATGAACTTCAACAATTCTTGACTAGGAACGGGCACAAAGTTATGTCCGATTTGAACCCAGATGAACTAGCATATCAGGTCGGACTATTGCGACAGGAGAGTCAACGTTATGCTAAAAAGGCAAATGATATGGCTGGAACTGGCTTTGATCGTGATTTTCTCGCACAGTCTGAAAAGTACGATAAGCTTGCTGACGAGCTAGATGGAGTTGTACGTAATGGCTCAAAAAAGAGACATGCCGCTGAACAAGAAATCGAACGAAGAATCGATAATGCTGACTCTGGCAAAAACCTGTATAATGTAGGACTCACCAGTAATGACGGTCGTGACTTCGACTTCTTAAGTTGGTATGACGCTGTTGATCCCGAGCAAAAGCACAAAATAAAACAGCAAGCCCTTATTGAGAATTTGACTGATAAATGGGGAACTAGTGTAAGAGACGATGGAAGTTATCCTAATTCGATTCCGTTTGACACTGACGAATCTGGGGCATCTGTATACCATAAATTGCAAAGCGAGTGGGGTATGACACCAAAGAAAGCTTCTCTGTTCTTAAATCGTGCTGGTATTGATGGAATCGTTTATCCTGCAGACTCCCTATTTAATGCCGACAATCGAGACCTTAGCAAAGCAGAGAATACTAATTATGTGGTATTCGACGAAAATAACGTAAAAATACGAGACTATGTAAAGTTCAAAAAGCAGGAGGCGCGCACTCAAGAATTGACCAATGACATACAGAAAGAAGGCAAATTATTAGCACGCCAGCTTCAGCTAACAGGTGATGAAAAGCTCGTCTTCAACGAGTGGCAGAACGAAATGCAGAGAAAAGCATTAGGCTACTACGATCCAAAGACCGACCAAATCAATCTAAACAAGCTTACAGAAGACACTTTAAACCACGAACTAGGACATAAGCTATTAGAACGTACAGAAAACAAGCCAGAGCTGCTAAACGCTATCCGCCAAGCTTACGGCTACAATTACCTTCTAAACAAATATGGCAAACAATATGGCAACGACATCAACCTACTGGCTGAGGAGCAGCTCGCAGACGGCTTTAGCGAATACTATAACGGGAGACTAAACGGTGAAGATAAAGTGCGCTTAGGCGCTAGATTAGGTATTCCTCAAAAGGTCCTGGCAGTATATGACCGCATTGCTGAAGCCATAAAATCACTCATCGGCAAGCAAGACATCATCAAGCAGTTCTACGCTCAGATGGAGACGGGGAAGTTCCGCAACTCCCAACAAGTACCAGGTGGTGATGGTCGGATTAAAACAATGAGTCTTGATTCTGACGTAAGCGAGCGGGCTGTTAGGTCCTTCAATTCTGTCCGACGGGGCAAGCAAATCAAGTCCGTTGTTGGCCAATTATCTGAAGATGGTGCTAGAAAAGTAGCAGAAGCATTACGATCAACCGACTTTAATAAAAAAGCTCGGTTGATTATAGATAAGAATGCCGTAAATCATTTGCGAAACAGTGGACACCTTACGGGATTAGGCAGGAATGGCGCAGACGCTAACCCTCTAACGGAAGCAGATATCAGGGCTCTGCCTCATGTATTCTCAGACCCTGATGTAGTATACACGTCAGGCACTGGTAGGACTGGTAAGCGCATGGTGTTTGAACGACAATTAGATAACCACCATCGTATTGTTGCTGAGCTTGAATATAGCGGTAAAGATTTTAATCTGGTAACATACTTTAACATAAACAAAGACTTGCCAAACGACAAGCCTGCTATGTCTTATTCCCCAGAGGGGGTTGTTGCTGCGGATGAATCCGGCCGACAACCTTCACGTCCTGGACGGTCCTCTAGCGACCCAGACAACGGGTTCAATGACAGTATACTAAACACTCCTCAAAATGTCAATAACGACCTACGCTTCAAGCACTCTCTCCAAGACCAAATAGACGATATCCAAAACAATCCTAAACCAAGAATGACCAAAGAGCTGCGTCAAGCTATAGACGAGGAAATATACAACTACTACCCAGAACTATTCGTGAGCGAAGCTGCCGACCTTCAAAGCAGCAACGGCGATTGGAATATACCTCGTCTGCATGTCGATGACTTAAGGCACTATTTAGGAGAATTAGCCAACGATATACCATCAAGATATAAGAGACGAGACGGCAAGAGAGATATCGATACCGTAGCTCAAGAGATGGGCTATGACGATATCGACAGCTTCATCAATGAGATACATCGAGTACTAGAAGCTCGCCGTAATGTACGTGCTAGTAAACAACGACTAGCAGAGCTGCGTCGAGACCCAGATATTATTGCCGATGCACAACAAGCGCTTGCAGCTAAAAATAGTAGCGAACGCCATTCCGTTGGTTTGGAAAACAGTACTAAGGCCACCATTAACGAACAGCCACCCGACTCAATACTGCGGCAGACTGTTGAATCTCAACCATTAGAACAAAGCCAAGCACAAGAGTTCAAGAACGTACCAATGGATGAAGGACATTTGCTAACTAAGGGAAATCTGTATGAGCAGACTAAATCTGGCATACAAGACGACTGGACGAAGCCATTTCAGGATGGCGACTATGAATACCGCTTGCACACCAAGCGCAGCCGCGACGGCAAGAAGAGTTTTAACAGCTTTGAACGTCGCTATGTTGGTGATGACGGCGAATATGGCGATTGGATGCCAACCTCGCGAGCTGCTTACATATGGAAAAGTCAGTCCAAAAAGATAGATAAGGTTAATAGAGATCAAGCAATCCAGGAAGCCTTAAATGCCGCTAAGCAAGACGGTGAGGTCCAAGAGTTTATGGCGTATGAGAATCCTGGTCGTGAGGGTGGTATTGCAGTTGTGCCGCTAGTGGGCGAGCACTCAATTGATGGCGGCTTCGTCCGTAATCCAAAGACGGGAGAAATTGAAGGTAACTATATTCAAGTAACGCCGTTTGGCGTAGTTCACCAAACAAACGGTAAGTTTGACGTGTTAGAGGTTGACCATCTGACAAGCGCCCTAGATAAAAGTAAAGGCGGTATAACAGATAACTTTAATCGCTTAGTTGAGAAAAACGTTAAAGACGAACTTGGACAGAAGCTGCTCAAGGACTTGTACTACCAAAAGACCGAAGCATACGCTAACTATGCTGATGCAGTTGAAAATATCATAGGTAAACACAAGGCAATAGCTAAGTATGTAGATAAAGCCCGTCCACGCTTTAAGAATGAAAAGAAATTCTGGGAAGATGTGGGAATGTACACCGAAGGTAAATTCCCAGTAGGTTCTGCTGATGAAAGCATGCAAACGGCATTCGCGAAAAAATATGGCGAACAGGCGGCTGCCCGCGTCAAAGAATACGATCAGTTTATGCGAGAAAACTATGATTCAATGATTGATAACCTGAATAAAATTAGGCGAATGTATGGTAAAGATGAAGTCCCATACCTTAAAAACTATATGCCTCATATCGAGAAACGTAGCGGCATGCTAGGCCGCGCCGTAGATAAGCTGATAGCTGCTTCACCAGTAGGTATTAAGGGGGACATAGAGAGTCAAGCCCGAGGCGAGATACCAGCCTCATTAGCGGGGCTATCCGCTGACTTCAAGCCAACTCACAAGTTTAACGCTAACGAGAAGCAGCGCCGCGGCGGTATGATGAATTACGAAAAAGATCCCCGCAAGGCTTTTGAGTACTACACCGATGTGATGCTCTACAACACTCACATGGAGCCAGTGATTGCCCGTGGTCGGCAAATAGAGTCATCGATGAGGGCTATGGATATGGCAAGAAAGAATGGTACACACATTGACCCAGATAGCAATCTCGCGCAGGGCGAAAAGATATCAAATAAGGCTACCATTGCTGTGCAAGACTTTGTAAATGAGATGGCTGGCAAGAGTAGTTCGTTAGATCGTCCATTCATAGACAGAACTAACGCGGGAGTTCAAGTTATTCGCCGTCTAGAAAGTGTGAATGGTGCTAATAAGATTTTAGGTAACCTATCGTCAACCTTAGCGCAGACATTAAACCTGCCAGAGACGGTCCGAGATAATGGACTGCGCAACACTGGTCGTGCGTTCTTAACGGCATTCCAGAAAGATACTAAAGAGGCAATGCGCAAGTCCGCATTCCTACGCGAGCGCTACACAGATACTGAAGGTAAGTTTATTAAGTCAAACTACCAGAAAGCTACCAACGCAATTAGCGTAGTGTCAGGCATGAATCTGGTAGAAAAGAAGTTTATACAACTCAACTGGGCAGCTAACTACAACAGATTTAAGAAGCAAGGCTTGACAGGATACCAGCTGATAAAAGCAGCCGACCAAGCAACGGAGCGGGCTGTCGGTGGACGCGGTATCGGTGCTATGCCGCAGGTGTATAAATCGACGCTAGGTAAGATGTTTTTGCAATTCAGCTACGAAACAAACGAGAGCTGGAAAAACAACATTGCTCATGCTAAGAAAATCGGTTCAGACATAAAGAGATTACAATTCAAAGATGGAGCCAGCGGTGCGGCACGAGCCGCTGAAGCATTCGTGGTTGCCTATGGATTAAACATGCTGATGAAGCAAATCACGGGCAATGAGCCACTAACTAATATGGCTGATGCAATCAAAGACGCACTAAGCAATGATGCTGATGACGATGGTGAGGACGACAAATTAGGGCAAAAAATAGCACGAGTTGCCGGTGAAGCGGCAAAGGCAAATCCATTTTCGCAGGCAGCGGTCAATATGATACCTAAATCAGAGCGAGAAAAGATATTTGGCAAGTCAAGCGACTTCGGCCGCTTTGATGGTGCTACTGGCGTCGCACAAACGGCTAGTAATTTACTAGGTGCTGGATTTTATGCGGCTCAGGGCGATAAGGAGAATACCGAGAAGAACTTGCGAGGATTGATACCGGCAGGTAACCAGATAAAGAAGACCGCAGAGGGTGCACAATTGTTGCGCGAAGGCGCTGATACCTATACTGACAAGTATGGTAAAACGCGTACTAACTTTGAAGTAGACAATAACGACCCTTGGACACAGGCAAAAGCTTTGCTGTTTGGTAAAAATGCCGTACGCCCCGACGAGAAAGCAAATGGCGGTTCAGGCACGTTTGCTCTATCTACTGGCGGCGGTGAAGCCGGCAAGGCGGCCAGAGACTTTGAACGCGGAATGAAAAAGGGAGAATATAAAATCCAAGATGGTTTGCTGGTAAATAAAAAAGGTGATGTTCAGCGGGAATACTATAAAAACCTCGCTACCGCCCAGGGCGAAAGCGATGAAGCCTATGATAACTGGATGAAAGCCTACAACATTGATGGCGCATCGACCATAAAGAAAGAGTTCAGTTCGGGTAACGATATCCTGAATAAACTAGAAAATGGTGAGAAGAAAGCTAACAAAGCCAAGAGCGCCGTAGACATCCTCATGGGCAAACATAAGGACTTGCCAGATTGGGTACGAGAACGCTACTATCGGGAGTCTGGTTATACCAAGGAGCAAATCGAGTACGGGGCAATGACTACTCATAAGGAAGTGAGCCTGATGGACAATTATTGGCGTCAGAAGGCGCAAGAGTCGTCGCACGAGGAGCTGATGCAAGCACTTACTAACGGACGTCGTAAAAGTATCACCGGACAAATGTTTGCCAAAAACGGCGTTATCAATAAGTTACGGGCCGAGGGTTACATATCTAAGTGGGAAGCAAAAGCCCTCAATGCCGCTCAATTTGACGTAGATGGCAATAGGATTACTAAAGAGATGTCTGGCGGAGGTAATGGTCGGAGCGGCTCTGGACGCAGCAGGGGTGGCAGAGCTTCATCATCATCGCCATTGATATCGGTTGCTGTCAAAAACATCAACAGCCTAACCTCAGCCGCACCAAAAGCAAACCAGACCTCAGTAAAGGGCGTAAATATTAATCAGATAGGACAAAACCTGATTAATAGATCGGTTACTCAGAGGCAAGTAAACGCTACTTTGAAACAATGGAACAGCACCAGTAAGAAGAACCCAAAAATACACATCAAGAAAGCGCGAGCATAATTACTCAATTTATGCTATAATTAAGAGTAAGAAAACAGCGTGACCTAAATAACACGGAGCGTCTGGCAATAATAAGCCGGCTCCGTGTTTTTAATTCAGGAAAACGCTATGAACACTAGACAACTCGTATCAGCAGTCATGCTAAAAGCTACTGGTAAAGTACGAAATCTACCAGAAACCGACAAGAAGTACCAAAAGATAGTAGGTATCGCTAATATGTATATTCCTGTATGGCAAAGCGAGCCGAATGTTGATTGGCAATCCTTATACAATCCAGCATACATAATCGGCACTTTATCAACGGATCAAGCGTACAACATTGATATGACCAAGGTGGCAAAGGTGAGTGACGTACTAGGCGATACTATCAAAGTCAGAAAAGATGGACGGGAGCGCGAGTATACTACAGTCCCGCCAGAGCAAGCAGGAATATATAAAGGACAAGACTGCTGCATAATCGCTGGCAATAAACTGATATTCATCGATAACATCAGAGACAACGACCCAATGCTGGGTGGGGAGATTGAAGTGCCGGTGTATTTACATGCACCATTACTCACTGAAGCGAGCAGCATTGTGCCAGTAGACAACCCTATGTGGTTAGTGACAATGTGCGCAGCTGAGTATGCTCGTAACGATATTCTTCTACAAAACCAATACGGCAACCTCATTGAGGAGGCAAATCAGTTGATGCAAAAGATGATTGAAAACAATGCCGCTCAGGCTAGTTATCGGCCGCTACATATGGTCCCAGGAGTGTCTGATATATGCTAAAGCCTGCCAAAAATATGAAGTCGCCAAAGATACAGCGCTTGGCGGTGCAGGACTGGCAGAACGGTGTAGTAACAGCCTTTGATGACGGTCGTTCGCCGTTAAGGGGTTTACGGTCATGCGAAAACATGATTCTGGATCAGGACTCAGTCATCACGTCTAGGTGCGGCACGGCAAAATACGGTCCGCAGCCACTGGGAGAAGTATTGGGCGAGTTAGCAGAGTTTCGTAGTACAACTAATAAAGGCTCGATAAATTGGCTAGCCTGCTTGCAGCGAATTAACAATAAGACAAAATTATGTATTGCTAAAGGTGAAGATGCTACCTGGCAAGTAATTGATGGTAAAGAATACCACGAGTCATCCCGCGGGCACTTCAGGCAGATAAGTAACAAACTACTGATTATGAATGGCGAAGATACGCTAAGCTATTTAGATATTTCTACTATGAAAATTGTAGCATTCCAGAAAATAGCCGACCCAACAGTACCAATATTAGACAAGAATACAGGGTTAACTGGTACTGGATTCAAGGTATTTTATGCGGTCACTTTTAATTCTACAGTGGGCGAGACAGCAGGTTCGCCACTACTTTCTACAACTATATCTACAGACCGAGACATGTGGAATGGTGAAAAGCAGAGTTTATCTATTAAACGCCCAGACAGCACGGAGGCCAAATCGTGGAACATCTATTGTGGTGTTGGCGTAGACGGCGGCGGTGACCCAACATTATATCGACTATCAACAGCACTACCGATGGATCAGGTAACGTTTATTGATAATGGGTCACGTAGTCTGGATATGTCTATACCTTTGCCTAAAGACAACAATACTGCCGGCCCAAAAGCTACGCGCGGCGATGTAATCAACGGGCGCATTTGGTTGACTGGTGACAGAGAAAATCCATTTTATGTTTGGCGCGGCGGCGATTATGGTCATGAACTGGACTTCTCGCCAGGATACGGAGGTGGCTATACGCCTGTTGGTAGCGGCACAAAAGAAGTGCCAATTGCAGTAAGACCATATCGCGACGGTAAGGGCGATCCAAAAGTTACCGTTCTGTCTAGTGGTACGAACGGTGCTGGTAAGCGATTCTATGTCGCACCAACGAATATATCATATGGCGATGAAAGTATCACCGTGTGGCAGGTACAAGAGGATACTGGTGCAGACGGTACAGACAGCCCTGATGCCGCAGTAATCTATAACAATGACTTACTCTATCCAAGCCGTGATGGATTCAAAACAACAGGTACGCTGCCGCAATTACAAAACGTATTATCCACCAAGAGAATAACTAACACTATTCAAGACGCAATTAGTACGCTGAATACCAAAGCTATTGAGAAAGCTGTTGGATTAGCATTTGAGGGGCGTGTATACTGGGCATTACCAGTCGCAGCTAACTATAATAATCAAATTTGGGTTTATGACGCTGAGCGCAAGGGCGCGTGGATGAAGCCGTGGAATATCCGCGCTGACTGGATGACGCTGTATAACGATAATTCTGGTATAACTCATTTTCTCATTGTTCAAGAAGATAAGATTGTTGAGATATCAAAGAGTGTAAAAACAATGGATGATGGAAAAGTGTTTAATACTAGTGGTCAAAGCGGGCAGCTGCGATTTGAGGAAACTGGTCGTGATTGGGGTCGAGTGTTAAAAGCTATATTTACACTTCTCCGGCCACAAGGAAGAATAACACTAAATGCCACTATAAAAAATGAAGATGGTGAGCTACAGAATTTTTCTGAAACACGACATTTTAGTGCATCGTCAAGCCGTACTGGCTGGAGTGAACCAGGAGTGCATTGGAGTACGCCGGGTGTGCCGTGGAGCGGAGTAAAGAAAACCCCGAATGTGTTTAACTCATCCAGCGAGGACGTAGAGATAGAAGTAGATGAAGATGCTCAGTGGGTACAGTATGGGTGGTCGTCATCCGAGCCAGGAGTGAGCTATGCGATATCAAGAGTGGTGTTTGAATATGTAAATATTGGTGCGAAAGACTTAAATTAAAGGAGGAAATTATGGCAAGCATAGAAGATAGAATTACACGAACGATGGACGGAACTACATATCCAAATGTGGCGCGCGTAGTAAGCCCGCGCGCGGCAGGATCCGACACATTGATGACTGACGGCTTAAGCGGCTGGAGCACAGAAACGGCAATAAACTTTATAACCTATCGAACCGATTCTGCTGGCAACTTAATCGAGGGTACTGTCCGCGATTGGATAGGAGTAGCCAACAAGGTAAATAGCAGTATCATAAACCTGAAGTTATTAGCAGGTCCTGAGGATGATGGTAGCAATGTTGGTGATATCGTTCAGCCATGCGCCTCTGCTTCGTGGGCTGATCGTCTGGCGCAAGCCCTACTAGAATTCCTTGATACAGACGGAAAATTAAAAGAGGGTATAGTTGAGCCTAAAAACATAAAGGATAAAGCTATCACTCCAGACAAGATTGATTTTGCGTCGCTACCGATGTTTTCCGCCACACCATCTGAATGGAAAGCTTTACCTAAAAATAAATTCACTACCGTGGAGTATGATAAGGTTGAATACGATAACACAGAGTCCTATAATAATAAAAAGTTCCAATATAAAGTACCCAAAGATGGCGTTTATCATATTGATGCACGTGTAGCTATATCTGAGACTGGCTTCTTCTCTAACTGCACCGCTTACGCAGGTATCTTTAAGAATGATAAGTTAGTTAAAGAATCTACCCATACTCGAGGCACAGATAACAAATTACATCTACCACGACCGAGTTTATCTGTTAACCTATTCTTAAAAAAGAATGACGTTATTGATATACGTGCTTTCTGTGACGATCAACGCACCTATGGTGGCGACTCTACTGTTAGTGAGTTTAGCGTGAGATTCATAGGTCTAGTTAATTTATAACTTACTAGCCTCATGCTGAATTCGCTTAATGTAGCATCGCCGCCGCAGTTTCTAGTGTTATCAGAAGAGTGCGCTGTTACGTATAGTGTATCGTTTTCTTGAAGCAGAATATCAGCTGAGATTGACGGTACTGGTCGCGTAGCGTCACTACCTGAACCTACGATACTTTGTAATTTCTTGAATACCTCACCGTTTTTGCGCAAGAGAACATACGCAGTGGCACCAGAGTTAATTCCGCCACTACCAACACCGCACCTTACATCTACACGATATATACCTGTTTTAGGAATCTTAGTCGTAAAGGTACTTGAGTCAAACATATTAGCAGTATCGTACGCTACAGTATTGTATTCTACTGTAGCGCCTCCGCTTTTGTCTAAACGCTTCCAGCCTGAGGCTGATGCGGAAAACATCGGTAGCGACGCAAAATCAATCTTGTCTGTCTATCGTATAAGTGGTAAAATATAACCATAAGTTAAACAAAGTGTGATCTCAAAAAACGGAAGCACGCGTAATCATGAAAGGCTTCCGTTTTTTATATGCCAAAATCAGATACAGAGCAAAACGAGCGCCTAGCAAGACTAGAGGTATTTAATGAGAAGGTAGTAGAGCCGTCTCTTACGCAAATCTTAGAAAAGCTAGACGGCTTGGTATTAAAACGCGAGTTTGAAGAGTATAAAAAATCGACTGACGACTCATTACGAAAGCTAACGGAGTTAAACGACAAACTGAATAGTAATTTTCTAATCAAGGTAATAGTACTGTCTGAAAATAAGGTATTAAACTTTTTTGCTGGCACTATTTTTACTCTGTTTATCGTAGCTACAGGCTTGAGCGCAATGCAGATGGCACAGCAATTCTTGCGGCAACCAAACGTGATTAAAGAGGTAATTAATGTCAAGGAGGATAAATAATGGCAATAGATATCAACGTAGATCAGTATGCGCTCAAGCGTCTAAATATGTTCTTTCCAGCCGATACTGATAATACTGGTCGAGACGGCAATCTAACCGGTCAATGTGTATCGCTAGTCAAGTGGTTTCTAGCAGAGATGACAAGCGTACCTAATCCATTCATAGCACGCGGTCACGCTAAAGATTTTGGCGACCAGTTAGTACGAGAAGGCCACGCTTACGTAGTATCATCACCGAAACGCGGCGATATTGTTGTCTGGAAACAAGATGGCGGTGGATATGGACACATTGGTGTTGTGACGAGCGGCGATGTTTTTGAAGAGAATGTACATATACCGGGTCCCGTCACGCGTGTAGTAGATGGCGACGTAGTCTATGCTTCGCGCCTTGGCAAGATTAACGAGAGTTTTCGCCGCGGAGCACCAACGTTTTATCGAGTACGCACCTATGTCGAAAACCTGCCAAAGCCAGCAGCGCCAAATAACGCGCCAGCTATCCAGCAAGCATACAGAGAAATCCTAGAGCGTGAGGCTGATGCGGGCGGATTAAATCATTATCTATCTCAGATGAGTAAAGGCTGGAGTATCGAACAGGTACGTCAAGATTTGATGGAGTCGGCAGAGCGACGCACGCTATTGGCTAACAAGACTAAGGCCGAAGCTGAGCGCAAAGCGCGTGAGGAGACCGCCAGAAAGGCGGCCGAGGAGAAAGCTCGCCAGGAAGAGCAAGCACGCAAAGAAGCTGAAGAGAAAGCATTGCGCGAAGCTGAGGAGAAGAAAAAACAGGATCAGGATAGTAGCGTAGATACTCGACTATCTAAAATCGAAGAGATGTTGCGATTTATTGTAGATTTTATTACATCAGTGTTTAAGTTTAATAAAAAATAAGGAGGATATTATGGAAAAAGTAAAAGCACTATTTAGCGCTAAAACCGCTAAGGGCCGTATGGTTCGCAGTTTCTTGCAAACTATCGGCGCTGGCCTAGCATTGCTAACAGTAGTAGTCGTAGCACCAGAGTTTAAAAGATTTCTAGACATGTTGGGGCTTGGCGGCTGGATCGGCGCAATAGCTAGCTTCGTAGCTGCTGCATCTGGTGTTTGGTCGGTCGTAGAAAAATGGTACTACAAGCTAGCTGCTTGGGCGGAATCGTAAAACATGAATCAACAGAAAATCACCATCACCAAATCAAGCTTGTATTTTCGCGAGTGCAAGGCTTGCGGCTGCGTAACGCTACATGTCGGCAAGACCACTCCTGAAATGCCGCAAGGCTCAACATACAACGACTGCTTGCAGTGCCTGGTTGACGCGCACAGCGTACCAGGACTGAGCCGCTGGCACGACCCGAAAACTGGCAAGACGCTGACTGAACCGCGCGGCAAGACGCCGCCAGTGGTGAAAAGTTGAACTATAAAGGATTGTTTTACAGTTCAGATAGTAAGGATTACTTATCATCTGAGCTGTTCGGGATTTCCGAACAGCTAGATTCAGCAGAGATAATACAAGAAAACCTGAATAACTATTGACATTTGCTTAAGTATTTGCAACAATATAATTAATCACACACTAGACATGCCCTCGCAAGAGGGGTCTATAAAATCCCTCGCCCGCGCGAAAGTCGGGAGAGGGATTTTTAATTCCTCGTACAAACAGAAAATCTTGTCAAGCCCTAAAGCACTAAAGGTCTTGCTGGATTTTCTCATAACACACAACACCCTTGTCTAGCGATGGTGCTAGTTAGATTTGGGTTTAATTTTGGAGGGTTAACAGAGGTGACGACGCATCAATTGCAATCTCAATCTCAATTTAAAAGGTTTCCTAAAAGAAACCCCAATCTCAATACCAATTACAATTGTTTAGTTATGTCGGACGAAAAACAACCGATGGACAAGTGGCAAAAGACGCGGCGAGCTGAATCAATAGCATTTCAACTTTGCGACAAGTTTAACAATCACGACTACTTTTCGTTCTATTGCAAAGTAGCATTGAAATTGCCAGAATACAGAATTTGGCAATTAGTCGAGGAAGCTCAACGTGGACATCAGCCAGCGCGACTATTCTCATTTCTGTGTAAGAAAGCAGGTGTATGACGTTTGATGTTAGTAAAGCGAGACATAAGCTTGCTAAGCAAATTACCGAAGTTAGAGCTAAACGCAACCAGCAGAGATTATTCTCAAAAAGAAACGGCAACTGTAACCATGAGTGGAGACTATATAAACAGCGCCTTGGAATAGATCGTAACCGACCGACGGGAGATATATACTGCGGTCCACCGGGTCTATATTTAGTGGTTTATGGTTGTACTAAATGTCATAAAAAACATTATGTCGATCTGAAGTATCTGTAGAATAATAATCTGGGGTTTAAGGTAATAGTAAAAATTTTAAGTCATTCTGAGGAGACTACAATGAATGCATCAATATCAACTATTACAACCTCTAAATCTACGGTAATCAATGAATTGTCGCAGATGAGCAATCTGTTTAAAACAGAATGCTATACAGAGAATATCAAAGAGCTCGCATTTCAGTTCATTCATTACTCAGCCATCATTGAAGATATGTCACCCGACACAATATCAACAAGAGTAACGCGTCTTAGACAGTTTGTAGGATTTTGTGACAGGTTTCATAAAACCAATATAACCGAGTTATCTATTAGATGGCTCGATTTCTATTTCTACGAATATCGAAAGAATCATGCCGCATCAACTACTAATGCAGCTAAACGTGTACTAAAGGCGTTTTTCAAGTGGTGTAGAGAACGCATGAACTTAGACTGTATTAACCCAAACCTCGTCAAATCACGCAAGAACGTAAAACCACGACCAAGATACATACAACATCGAATTATACAGTCTGTACTACAGAAAACGGCTGAGAGCGGCTATGAAAGGCAAGTAAATATGCTCATAGATTTTGCTTACGACACTGGACTTCGTATATCAGAATTATGTAGGACTAGCTACAATGATATCGACGGATTGAATCTGTATGTAAAGGGGAAAGGATCGAAGGAACGTACTGTTTTTTTAACGGAGCGCTTAAAATGCAAGCTAGAGGAGTTCGTAACTGACTACAATCGTTTTTACGGTCCGTTATTTAGATTGAACGATAAAACAGCTAGAGTTTGGATGCAGCGCACATTCAAGGAGTACGCTAATATACACATGACACCACATCAGCTACGCCACAGTTTCGCTGTTCGCTTGCTTATATCTGGCTGCGACTTGATAACTATTCAGAAATTATTGGGACATAGCGATATCTCAACAGTTCAGATATACCTACAAATTAAAGATGAACTAGCAGAAAGTCAGTTTTACAAAGCTATGAAAAACGCTCAAGGCTATTGACATTTATGTCATTATTTGCTAGTATGTATACAGTCAGCGATGACAGAACATTGATAGGTTTTCAATTAGTTATTTCGCCTAGTTAACAGCTAGGCGAGAGAATCACTTTTCGGCAGGAATTGTTGTGGTGGACAATCGTAGTTATGGAAATGCTTATCTCACCTCTTTCCGCCGAGAATCGTGTGATTCGTGATTTTTGGGGAATTAAAATAGCCCGCGATATACGGGTTATTTTTTTATGCGTATTTTCCTCAGAGTGTGTATCGAATCTCCTTGGTGCGGATGAAAGGACTTGAACCTTCACGCTCGAAAGCACATGCTCCTAAGGCTAGATAATTAAGCTTTCTTTTCACTTAGCGGAGGAACTACGCACACCGCCAACAAGAGGCTTACAACAGGCAAATAATGGGCAATAAAGGCAAAAATGATATAAGAGTTCTAACTCGCTGTTTTTGTTTGTTATTGTACAGGGCGCAAGGAGTCAATTCTGGAGTCTAGGGCGGAGTCTAATTAATCAAATTGGATAAGTAAGATTCTCTACTCTTAGGGGGTAGCCGTTCTTAAGAATAAGAGTGATATAATGGTGGTTAAAGTTTTAGCGAGGGGTGGCGAATTAACTAAGCAAAAAAGGAATAACGCCTCATGAGCAAATGGGAAGATCGTATACAGAATAGTGCCACATATACTGCAGCCAAGAAATTATTAGCCAGGTTAAATGAGATAGACTCTGACAGTATGTCTCTTGAAGCAATCGATGCTATCAATCGGGCAAAATTGGTCATTGAGCTTTTAGTGGATAGACTTGATAATACAGATAGTCGTCTATTATCAATATCAAATCTTGACAATATCAGCAGTCACCTTTCAAATGCAAGTTCGTGTTTTGATAACTGGCAAAACACTCGCGATGATATGTATCTAGGTATTTCTTACATGAATGGATATATCGATAATATATTGTCGTACATTCCTTCATTAACGCCCACTATGGACATAAAGGAAACTCGCAAGGCTATTGCGGGATTAAATAGGTCGGTCGGTCAATATAAGCGTACAGCAGCAAAAGAGATTGATAGTATATCCGCTAAAGGAACTACCGCAGAAAAGACCATTGACGAAAAAGTTACTGAAGCTAAAAACGAGTTTGAAGCACTTGGTGTAAAAATAGATGAACTTAACAAAGATTTAAAAGACATAAAAGATTCATCAAATAGCATATCTACCGAGCAGCAACTATCATTTACAAGATCTGAAAATGTACGTAATGAGGCGGTTAATAAATTTATCGAAGATCAGAAACGTACAATTGAAGAAACATTTAGCAAAAAGAGTGATGAAGCCGATCGCATTACGGATGACATAGATAAAAAGCTCAACGCTACTGAGGCGAAGGCAGAAGATAGTCTTGCTAGAATAGATGAATTATTGAATATAGCTGGAGATAAAACACTAATCCACGATTATTCTAGTAGCGCTAAGGAAGACATGGAAGCTGCTGATAGATGGCGTAAAATAACGATGTTCTTGCTTTTTGCGGTATTAGGATTTTCTTGTTGGGTAGTTTATGAAATTATTCATACTAAGGATGCTTCATGGCAATTCTTAGTAGCTCGAGCATTTGTTATGCTATTTGCTGGGGGTATAGCAGGATACACGGCCACTCAATCAAGCGAACATCGCAAAGCACAACGAGCTAATCAACGAACAGCTCATCAACTTAAAGCACTAAAGCCTTATCTGCTAAGTATTGAAGGTGATGTAAAACTAAGAAATGAAATTATCAAAACAGTTGCATACCGAATATTCAATAATGAAGAGGATAATCAAGTTAAAAAGCCTAAAAGATTATTTAGAAGCAAAGAGGAAGCTCCTATTATGAGTTCGCAATTGATTGAGTTGTTATTAACTTTAGCAAAGAAAGATCTTGTTAAATAA